CTATATCAATCGTTCTATATGATTTATACTTTGGCTCACAGAAATACCAATATCCATTTGACTACGATGTTCCATTAGTCCTCTTTTTTTTTTCTTCAGTTCTCTTACCAGCATACCACTGTACCTGTCTATTAACTGTTATAGTCTTATTCACAAAATCAATATCATCCCATATCAGCCCAAATACCTCACCCGGTCTCATTCCTGTATGATAAGCTATCTTTAAAGGAATAAAACTGCTCGTACCCTTTGGAAATCTCTCAAATATCTTATCTACCTGATCTTTTTCAAGGAAAATATGCTGCTTAAATCTAGTAGGTCTATCCGGCTGTTTATTCTTTGGGATAACAAGGTTAACTGCCGGTGACGCAGGTATATAATTTCTGTCTACCGCAAAATTAAATGACTTGGTGAGCAAACCCTTAATTGAAGTAACTGTATTCACTGAAAATCCATCATTGTATAAATCTGTAATAAATGCCTGAAGATTATCCTTATTTATAGATTTTATTCTGTATGCTCCCAACTCTGGTTTAATATATAATTTAATTTTTTTCTCGTATCCTTTAATCGTCTGTTCTTTACACGTATTCTTACAATCATTTTCTATCCAGAAATCAAGAAAATCTGAGTAAGAAATATTATTGTCAACAACTACCTCACCAACATTCTCATATTCATACAATGCCTGCCGTCCTGCAGCTCTTGCTTCACGTTTTGTGGCAAATCCGGATTTTGTTCTCCTTCTTCTTTTGCCCCCTTCATGTGCCAATTCAAAACAATACTCATACACTTTCTTACCATTTTTCAAATACCTTTCTCTCACAATTACTTCGCTCATTTACTTCTCCTTTCGCACAAGAGATATTAGAAATTTTAATAAATAAAAATACAAAAGGCTATGACCTGCGAGGCATAAAATATAACCGGAATTAGTGTTCCAAGTCGCCATAAACAATTATTTTTGTCAACCTGCGTCGCCCAAGTCGCCAATATTTCACTTTCCACGTCGCCAATAATTAAATATGGCGACTTGATGGCAGCGTGCAGCTATTTTTACACCAAATCCAGAAAATGAGCTAAAAAAAGAGACCCATACCAAAAATGATATGAGTCTCCAAAAAGCCTATACAATCAAGCTTTCTATTTAGAATTTGCCCTCATCAGAAGCCTGCTGAACATAAACTGCAGCCCCGCTATTTACTGGGTTCACAAGCGCTTTTGCGTGTTACATGTCTATTACCCAGCCGCAGCGGTGCTATTTTGTACTTACTCGTTAAGCCGTCCTCGTAGCGTTATAAGTGCCTCTCTAACGTTCTTTGCGTTAATAGTCTCTTGGCACTTTCCGCGCTCCCTCGTGTGCTCTACGCCCTCTTTAAAAAACGGGCACAAATCGCAGCCGCCTACAATCTGGCAAGCTGCATTTGCCGTTATGATCTGCTGCGCTTCGATTTCTCCCATAACTGCCATGCTCTTACCCCATGCGCTTGTTTACGATAGCCTGCGCTGCTTTGTAAGCGTCTGCCCCGTACTTGGCTGTGATATTCTCGCGGCGTTCTGGATTGCTGCCCCATTTGCCTCTAATAATCTCGTCTGCCAGCTCTTCGGCTGTTTTGCTCTTAATGGTAGAGCCTGCGCCCATAATCTCGTTTACGCGCGCCTGTGCTGCCTCGTATGCTGCTGCGCCGTACTTGGCTGTGATATTCTCGCGGCGCTCTGGATTGCTGCCCCATGCGCCGTTTATAATCTCCTGTGCCAGCTCTTCGGTGCTCTTACTTGGCTTTGCTGATTCTGTTGCTCCTGCTTTCTGGTTTACGATAGCCTGCGCTGCCTCGTATGCTGCTGCGCCGTACTTGGCTGTGATGTTCTCGCGGCGTTCTGGGTTATTTCCCCATGTACCGTTTATAATCTCCTGCGCCAGCTCTTCGGCGCTCTTGCTTTCCGCTGGCTGTGGCTGTGCATTTCCTGTTACCACATTATCGTACTGCGTTAAGTTGTTGCTGTCAATGACTGCCATAACATTTGTTACGTATGTAGGGCTTGTGGCGTAGCCGCCCTCTTTAATAGCTGTAATCGCTGTGCGCGCGTCTGTTACATTTACTGCGGCTGTATAGCGCGTGCTGCCTGTGATAAGGTCGTAATAGTCCTTTACGCTGTCTGCTGGTGTGTCGTATGCTCTAAATGCCGCTGTAATAGTTGTGTAATTAACATTGTCGTAGCACTCCTGCGTTTTTGAGTTAAAAACTTTGCCGCCCCAGCTTGCAGTAGCCTTAATACCAAAAAAAGCATTAGCCTTAGTCATAAGGCCAGAGCCGCCCCAGCCTGTCTCTAATGCCGCCTGTCCGATACACACGCTAGGAAGTACAAAGCCTGTGCCTGCGTCCTTTCTTCTTTTTGCCTCTGCCTGTGCAAGTGGTACGATTAACTGTAAAAATTCCTGTTTGTTCATAATGGTTTTACCTTTCTTTATAAGCTCGTGTTAATAGCTTTCTTGGGTAAAACTCTTTTGTATATTTCTTTAGTTAATCGCTTTTACTCTTTCTTTGCTTTGCTCTGCAATACGTCGATAGCCTTAGTAATAGCTGCTGGCATAGGTACGCCCATAAGCCCCGCGTTTTCCACGATACTTATAAGCTCATTTGACATAAAACCGATAATTACAGCCTCGCGTATGTAGTTTACGCCTGTTGCAAGATCTAAGCGGTATGCAATTAATACGCATAGTAAAATCATACCTTTTTTGCAAAGTCCCTTTGCTCCTGCTACACTCTTTAGGCTGCCGCTTTCGGTTTTTTTGCTCTTATGGAATACCCCCGCTACAATTACCCCGCTGATATAATCAATAATCATAAAAGCTACAAGTGTTGCAAGTGATGTAGTCCAGCCGCCTAGCAAAGCAGCAATAGCCCCGCCGAATACTCCAATAGTTGCGCAAATTTTTATTTTCATTTTTTCGCCTTTCCGCGCTGCCGCGCCTTTTATTTTTTCTTTTGTGCAACTCTTTTGTTAATCTCTTATGCTTCGGTGTCTTTTTCTGCGTAGTCGTCGCCTGTGATAGCCTTGTACTCTTCTGGTGTTAATTTTCCCTTGCCTACGAGGTTTTTAAGCATTTCCTCGTTATACCAGCCTGCTACGTAATAGCTCTTATATCTCTTTGCCGCTTTACTCATTCTCTGCCGCCTCGCTTTCCATGTTCTCTGTGTCCTCTGCCAGCGTTGGTAAATCAATATCTGCCATAGTTGCTACATACTCAAGTAACGCTGCCTGCTCCTGTACTGTAGCTTTCAAGCGTTCGTTTTCTCGCTGCTCTTTAATGCTGGTTTTTAGCTTCTCAAAAATCATTATTTCGCCCCTTTCCATAGGTCTTTGTAGAATTTATCCATTCTGTCGAGTAAGTGTTTGCTGTCGCCTTTTTCTGCGTGTACCCGCCAGCCTGCATAACATACGTTTACTTTTTCTTTTGTTATCTCGCCGCGCTTGCATTTATTAACAAGCCTGCGCAGCTTTTTACGCTCTCTTTTCACGTTGTCCGACTTAAGTAGCATTACTACTTTGCCCTTATCGTCCAGCTTAAAGTTAAAGCCTAAAAATGGTATACACTTACCTACGCTATATACGTGTGTTTTCTTTGGGTTAAATTCAAAGCCCATGACGTGTAAGCGCTTGTCTATCTCCTGCTTACAGTATTCTAAGTACTGCTCGCTTTCGTGTAGTAGTATAAAGTCGTCCATATATCGTATATAGTACTTTATGTGTAACCGTTCTTTAATAAAATGGTCTATCGGGCTTAATACTGATATTCCCGCTATTTGTATCATTTGTGAACCAGGGTTATAGCCAACTTCTCCCGCGTACTGGTTCGTGAGCACTCGATTAGCTCTTTTGTATATGTGTGGCTCTAATCCTTTTCTAAATGTCTGGCGTGCTGTCTCGTGCTGCATATTCGGATAATAGCCGTGTATGTCGCATTGTAATACGCTAAAATTCTTGCCGCACTTCCTATACATAGCTCTTAAATACTCTTTAAGTATCTCTCTGGCTAGGTCTGTGCCTTTTCCTTTTTGGCAGGCTACGTTAGTATTTATAAAACCTTTTGTCATTTGCGGGTATATTGCGTTATCGTTTAAACTTCTCTGATAGACTCTATCTCTAAAAGCTATACTAACTATTTCTCTTTTCTTTGGCGCCATTATTGTAAATTGTACGGGCTTTCTCTCTTTGTATGTACCCGTCTTAAGCTGTTTCTCTAGTTTAAGTGTTTCCTCTATCGCATTTAAGTAGTAATGTGCTACGCTATCTTTCCAGATAACGCCTTTTCTGCACTTCTCCATTGATCTATAGAGGGCGTCAAAGCCGATTATATTCTCTTCGATATTCTCGTTAATATCGTCATTCATTTTTTTAGTTCCGCGACGTGTATAACGCGCAGCTCGCAAGCTGTTTGTATCGTCTCGGCGTTGTTTAGCCTTGCGGCTGGGTATTCGGCTCCTTGTGCAATTAAAATATAGTGCACAGCTCTTACAGGGCTGCCGTGTGACTAATTGTATAACACAATCGGGCGCGCAGCGCATAGAGTTGTTCGCGTTGTTGTTGTTGACGTTGCCGCTCGAGTTCACGTACCACGTATTGTACGAGTTGCCACGATTAGCGCTACGCATGCGGACGTTCTGCGTTTAGCCTACAACCCTTTTATAGTATCGCCTTGCGGCGTTGCTATCTATTCTAGTTTTCCGTACCTCTTTGTATCGCCCGCGTTCCAGTCTCGCAACGCTTGGCGTACTTCTATGGTCTTTTGTCCCCAGTACTTAACCCTTTTGCTTGTCAAGTGGTATAGAGGTTTGGCTATTTGAATTAGTGCAAGTAGGTTATTACATTCTCTGGCCGCCTCTTGCTGTAGCTTTTTACGCTCGAGCCAGTTACGCGGCTCGTCGCCTACTCTTATATTGTTCGCTGTCCATGCTTTCGTAAATATTTCTTTTGCCGTATGTATAATGTCATTTGTTAATGCCGTCTGATACTCTGGTAGGAATATTTTAGGGTTCTTTGTAATTCTTATTGTATATACTGCTAAGCCGTTCGCCTTTATAAGTACGTCAAACTTTCCTTTGCCTCTTTCGCTCTCGTTTACCGACACGTCGCGCTTGTCCTTTCTTTTTTATTTTTGTTTTCCGCTTTGATAGCCCCGCCGAGGCGTCGGCAGGGCATTAGCGTTATTGTACTACGGGTGTGCCCGTAATTGCACAAGCGGGCGCGCAGCGCATAGAGGTGCTCGCGCTGTAGCTGGTGACGGAGCCGCTCGAGGACACGTACCACGTATTGTACGAGTAGCCACGATAAGCGCTACGCATGCGGACGGTCTGCGCTGAATTATGGTTCTCTATGGCGTATGTAATCATTTCTGGGTATGTCTGCCATTGTGCGCAAGGTGTTGTACGCCCGCTGGCTCTCTTCCAGTATTCCCAGTAGTCACCCTCGCCGCTTGCCTGTGGTGCGCAGTACATCTGCTCCATACTTGGTAAAAAGATTTTGTCGTATGTAACTTCTGTCGGCGTGTTCTTATCTGGCTCGCTTATGGTGTTAGGTATTGTTACGATTTTAATAGGCGTTAAGCAGCTTAAAAAATCGTCGTCAAAGCCCGTTAAAAAGCCTGCCTTTGTCGCAAGCTCCGCGGGTTTAACGTCGCCCTTATGCTGTGCGGCCCACCAAGCATTTACGCCCGCCTTACTGTTAAGCCACTGCCTTATAGCGCTATGGCTCCAGCGGTTGTAACCATATCTACAAATATTGCCGCTCGTGTCTTTAATTGCGCTGTGATAATATGTTGTGCCTGCAGGGATAGCGCCGCCTGTCGTTACAGTCGCAAGGCTAAAGCTGCCGTCGCTGTTTTTTGTATAATAATTGTAGTCTGCGCTAAATGTTGCCTCTGTTGCCACTTCTGCCTCTGCTGCGTCATACTGTACCCCGAACGGCGTACAGTAGTGCCACTGTAAAAACATAGCGTTTGTGATTTCGCCGCCCTTAAGCTCTACGTCTCCAAAGTGTACAACGTCCATAACTGCCGCGTATGTTACATTTGTCGCCTTATCCGTCCAAGGTACTGTGATCTGGTCGCCTATTGTAAATACTTCTTTTTCTTTTTTGCCCTCTACGATAGCTTTTACCTGTTTCATGGTAACGAGGTCTGCGACGTTAAACCCTGCAATCGCTCGCAGGCTCGCTGCTATATCTTTCATAGTTGTATCTCGTGGTAAATCAATGCTTTGTACTGCCATTATTGTCCTCTCTTTCTTTACTTCTCGTCATTATACATAAATGTTACTGTGCCGTCGTTGTCTACAAGCAAATTATAATTTCTGTCTGTGTAGACCGCTTTTGCTGCGTCCTGCGCTATCTTTGCTGCTGCTGTAGCTGTGTTGGCTGCGTTGTTCGCGTTAGCTGTTGCCGTGTTCGCGTTCCCTGCTGCCCCGTTTGCTGCGCTCGTAGCGTTTTTCGCGTTTTCTGTTTCTCTCTTTGCGTTTAAGGTTGCTTTGTCGGCTGCTTTTTTTGCTGTATCTGCCGCACTTGCTGCGTTATTTGCTGCTGTTGCTGCTTTATTGGCTGTGCTTGCTGCGCTCGTAGCGTTGCTCGTAGCCGCGTTGGCTTTGTTTGTAGCTGTGTTAGCATTGTCCGTAGCCTTTTCTGTTGCCGCCCTTGCTGCCTGTATGCTGTCTCTTGCCTGCGTGGTCTCTACAAGCAGCTTAGTAAAGCTCGTGCTTTCGCTTTCGCTTGTAATAGTTCCTGCGCCGTTTACGCTCTCTACAATCTTAGTGTAAAAGGTCGCACTTATTAATACGCTGTCGTCTTTGTACAGCTGTATTTCTGCAAAGCCTGTACCGGCGGCGGCTAACATTTGCTGCGTGTATGTTACTATTACTTTATTGTCACTTATTGTGCAGTCGTTAATTACTTTATTGCCGTCTGGCTTATAATAATTAACTCGTGCTGTTGTTCCGCTCGGTATTGAGTATATGGCATTATTTTGTAGTAGTGTTACCTCTACTTTGCGGCTGGATATTTCGCCCTGTTTGGCTATGATGTACTCAAATGGCGGCGCGCCGTCTATCGGTACTTTTATGCTTTGAATATTAACTATACTCATGTTGTCACTTCCTTTCCGTTTTAGTTCTCTGCGTTATCGGATAGTGCCGTTTTAATACTCTCCTGCGCTAACTGCTCAAGTATATCTATAGCTTTCAACGCTGCCTGATCTATTACCACTCTATTTAGTTTCGCATTTGAGCTTGTAACTTTTCCCTCGTCGTTGATAACGTCGTATGTTATAGCCATACGCTTAACGCTTCCGTCTGTTGCTGTTGCTATCGCCTTAATGTTAATCATGTTATTAATCCCTCGCTTTCTTATTAATCTAATTGATATAGTAAAGTATTAAGATACTCTGATACATCATATATAGTGTCTGTGTCGTTCTGTTCTAGTGTATATTCTTCAAGTCTTAGATTTTCATAGTCTCTTTGGATAGATTTTATTTCCCATGCAAATTTTAAATTTTT